GGTTATAAAGGCAAGGAAGAAAAAGACAGGTTGGTTCTTACTATTTTAAGAAGGGGGCTTGAAAATAAACCAGAGGGTAATGTTCGTGCTTATCTTTTTCAGATTTTTAATAATGTAACAAGTGAGTTTACGGCTGCTGCCAAAGTCGATCCAGAACGATCAAAGTGGGAAGCTAGAGCAAAGGCTTATGATTTCGGTAAAAATAACTGGATATTCAAAGCAAGTTGTCCACCACCTGACGATCCTGACTTTAGGCATCATTGTCCTGCAAAATACCTACATTTATTTGGAGTTACCTAATGGCTGAATATAGTGCTGTAGAACTAGCTGATAGGTTCGAGGAAATGGTTGATGTTCTTAATCGTATGCCGTCAGTTGTCAGAAAACAAAAGATGATACATTGGCCTGACTATCCTAACGATCCTAACCAGGCTTATGGATATAATGATTATACTATCTCACGACCAAAGCCAAGTGGTGAACAGATTGACAGATGCGATCAGGCTTTGTTGTGGTTGCTGTATCTCGATAAGCCACAGAAAGAACTCATATGGGCTAGAGCATCAAAGTTTTCATGGAGAAAGATTGCTATGTTTTTGGGATGTAACAAAGATACAGCTAAACTTAAATGGACAGTTATATTGATGGAACTTATAGAGAAGCTAAAGAATGAGTAAGTCAGTACAATGTCAGAACTGCAAGGCTACATACTATTTTGATGATAAGAAATGGCCTAGTTTTATCTGTGAGATATGTAAAACTTTTATTCATAATAGGCATAAAAAAGATGGGTGAAAAAATATTTTTTGTAACCACTAGACAAGCTAGACAAAATATGGGTATGTTTTACTTATACTGCACATTTTATTGTTTTCGCTCTTTTCCTAACCAGTTGAACTTTAAGTGAGCAGTATTTTATTATGAGAAACAATCAAGCTAAACCAGGTATTAATTGGGCTGAAATAGAAGCAAGGTTCAATAATGGTGAGTCAGCTTATTCACTAGCAAATGATTATGATGTAACAAGACAGTCGATAACTAAGAGGGCTAGTAAAGAAGGTTGGGGAAGTGTTAAGCATAAGGTTAAGTTAGCTAGGCAAGTTATAAAAGCGACAACCAACACGACAACCAAAGATAAAAAAGAACGACAACCGACAACCATTTCGGTAACTAAGCCGTTGCACGTGCAGAAGTTTGATAAGGATACTGTAGAGACAAGGGAAGCAATCCTAGCATTACTAAGGGATGGTAATCCTAAAGTGATAGCTGCTCAAGCGAGTGGCATAAGTGTCGATACGTTTAATCGGTGGGTACAGAAAGACTTGGTGTTTGCATCGATGGTACGTGAAGCAGAAAGCGTGGCTGTTGTTTCTAGGCTGCAAAACATCTCAAATGCAGGAAAAAGAGGTGATTGGAAGGCTGATAGTTGGGTCTTAGAACGTACACAACGTGAGATATTTGGTAATAAAGATAGTAAAAACAATGCGTTAGCAGTACAGATAAATATACAAAGAGACAACCACGTAGAGACAGTTGATGTTAGTACGACAGGTGCTAAACCTGTTACACTAGACGATTAAACTGTTAGTCAGCAACGATTACAGAAATACAACTAGGCACTTACTAGACAAATAGCCCCCTACGGCATGACCCACAGCTAGGTTTTTTGCGAAGACGAAGACGATATGTAAACACGCACCCACGCACCAAAAAACAAAACACCACAGGTTGCAGTCTGGTTGTCGTAAACCAAAAAAAACCAATTCTCAGGTTGTCGACAACCGATAGGTAACCAAATGGAAATGCAGAGTAAATTTGCCAAAGACATGATGGCTCAGAAGTTAATGTCCGAGAACAAGGACAATCCATTTAACTCTAGGTTCTTTCAGCCAAGTGATGCGATGGCAGCCCCAACAAGACAGGGCTTTAGTAATTTATTGTCTAAGATGGAGCAAAAGGACAAGCAAGGCACAGATGTATTCCCTGCATTAGCTATTGGTTCTGGTTTCGCACCTAGTGCAGGTATATCGGATGTTTTGGGTTTTGCACCTGATCCATTTAATCCTGGACAGACTTTACCATCGTTTAGTGAGAACGTAGATCGTGGTAATTATTTAGATGCAGGGTTGCAGACTATCGGAGCAGGTGGAGATGTAATGTTAGCTGCTGCACCTTTTGCACCATATTTATTTCTACCTGCTGCAGGAATGAAGTTAACAAGTCAGCTAGGTAGGGCATTAAGAGGTGGTTCTAAGGCTACCAAGGCAACAGATAATATAAAGCCAGGACAGACACTTTATCGTTATGAAAAGTCTGAATACAGTTCACCTGATACTGGTGCAATTTTTTATTCTCCTGACAAGAGTTATGCAGAGTTATACAATACAGATAGCAGTTTATTAAAAACATCTAAAGTACCTGATAAGTTTTTAGACATAAGAACAAATAGTGGTCAAGAAAAAGCTATTAATTGGATAAACAAGGAAATTGATAAATTAGAAAAAGCTGAAATACCTAGAACATCACAAGATATAAAACTAGCAAAACAATTTCTTAAACAAAAAGATGCACAAGGAATATCAAGTTCACTAGCAAATTTAAACATTATTTATTCTAAACAGCTTAATACAAAAATTAATCCAGGTTTAGCTGAAAAGAAAATGATGGGTTCATTGGATTTTGATGCAATGACAATTAGAGAAGCAGGTAGAGATGGGAAAGAAGATTTTAGTATTGCTTTTAGGAAAAACCCTTCTGCTAAGACAGTAGATGAAACAAAAGACAACGTAGTTGAATTAGATTTTCAGAAAAAAAAGATAGAAGCTGAATTAAATAAAAAGGATGCACCAAGAGATACGAGTTCTGGTCATGCTGCTGATGGTGTACCTGCACAGTTTGGGCCACCTGCACACGATATGAATTTAAAAGTATCAGAAGAATTTACACCAGAAGGTTTTGGTACATTTTCGACAGATGTTGGCAACAATTATGAAAATCTAAAGTTTTTTATATCTTCTAGTAGAGGTACACCACAGTTTAAGGAAGAAGTAGACTTTTACAGAAAGTTGTTTGCTGTTAAGGGTAATCCAAATGCAGAGATAACTGTTTACAGAGCAAGTCCTACAAATGATTTAAGACCAGGTGATTTAGTTACACCGATTAAGTCTGATGCAAAATTTCTTGTTGATGAAAGTAAAATTACACAAGATGATATTATAAAATCTGAACGACAAAGACGAAAAGATAGCGAAACCATAGATTTAAGAGAAGAAAAAAACTTAAGAACTATGGAAAATATAATGGGTATGTTGCCAATAAAAGAAAACACTCCATCAAAACTGTTTGAATATAAGGTTAAGGCTAAAGACATAAGGTGGGATGGTAACAACGGCTTGATAAGGTGGGGCTATTTCCCAGATAAATCTTAATGGCAAAGAAGCTAATAAAACTAGATTACGACCCACAACCCAAACAGGAGTTATTGCACAAGTGTAAAGCCAAGCAGATATTATTTGGTGGAGCAGCAGGAGGTGGGAAATCGCATAGTGGTCGTTGGGATATTATAGGTTTCTGCCTGGAGAACCCTGGTTTAAATGCTTTTATTTTTAGACGTTCATTGCCAGAGTTGGATGGTAACCATATTCAGCCTTTGAAAAAGGAGTTGCCACAGGAACTTGGTAATTACAATGAGACACGAAAGAGGTATGAGTTTTACAATGGATCGTCAATTACGTTTCAGTATATGGAACGTGATTCTGACTGTGATCGTATACAGGGTCAGGAAGTTCATATTGCTTTGATTGACGAAGCAGGTCAGTTTAATGAGTATCAGCTAGGATATATTAAGAGTAGAATGAGATTAGGTTCATTTGAGCCTGTTCAGAAAGAGTATTTGCCAAGATTAATTATGACGGCTAATCCAGGTGGTCAGTCACATAATTTTTTAAAGGCTTTGTATATTGACCCTGCTCCGAGTGAGACATATTTTTACGATCATACGATGCGTGATCCTAACAATCCCAAGGATAGGGGTTGGTTGTCGATGTATATACCTGCAAGGATGGAAGATAACAAATACATTGATCCGAGTTATGCGAGTTCATTTAGTGGTTTGCCAGAAGAATTAGGCAGGGCATTAAGGGAAGGTGACTGGGATTTAGTTGTTGGCTCTTTCTTTGGGGATATATGGAAACGTGATCTACACGTTATAAGGCCATTTGATATACCAAATCATTGGACTAAGTTTAGGTCATTTGATTGGGGATCGGCTTCCCCATTTAGTGTTGGTTGGTGGGCTGTAGCAGAAGGACATGAGACTATACCAGATGATGCGTTGATTAGGTATCGTGAATGGTATGGGGCAGCAGGGCCGAATAGAGGTTTGCGAATGACTGCCGAAGAAGTTGGTAGTGGTATCAGGGCTAGAGAAAGAGGTGATGGCAACATAGATTTCTCTGTTGGTGATCCAAGTATTTGGAAGTTTGATGGTGGGCCGTCTATTGGCGAAAGATTAAGCAAGTGTGGTGTAAGATTTAGAAGGGCTGATAATTCAAGAGTTGCAGGTTGGGATCAGGTAAGACAGAGATTAATGGGTGATGATGGAGTTCCAATGCTTTATGTATTTACTGACTGCGTAGATACGATAAGGACCTTACCAGTTTTGACCCATGACAAGCATAGAATGGAAGATATTGATACTACCCAGGAAGATCATGCAGCAGATGATATTCGTTATGCCTGTATGAGTAGACCCTTTACAAGACAAGCCCCAGAGATTGACGAAGATATTTGGCGAAAGCCAACCATAGAAGAAATGATGAGTGGTCTGGATAATGTTTCCAAGCCTAATTCGTGGAGATTATAATTGGAATATGGATTTGACAGAGAACCCACTAAGAAGTCTGACAGGGCTGCTTATTGGAACGATCAGATAATTAAGGCTAGACGTTTTGAAGAAAACTGGCGAGAACGTGCCAATGGTATAGTCCAGAGATACAGAGATGATAACGTAAATCGGTTTGAACGTGAAACCAGGATGAATATTTTCCATTCCAATGTTGATACGTTGAAGTCTGCTTTGTATTTTAAAACACCGAAACCAAAGGTTAGCCGTAGGTTCAAGACTAATGATCCTATTGGTAGGACTATTGCTGAAGTCATTGAAAGAGGTTTGCAGTATCAGCTAGATATTTACGACTTTGATAGTGCTGTAAAAAAAGCTATTGAGGATATGCTGATTGTTGGTCGAGGTGCGATAAGGTTAAGGTATGATCCTGTTTTAGTTACAGGTGAACCAGAGAGAATACCGATAAGGATTGAACCTATTACTGGTATTGGTGAGGTTGCACCAGGTCAGATGGGTGAGGTACAGGTTGCACAAAGGCTGCTTGATCCTGATGGGAATGAAGTTGAACAGGAGAATGTAAAGCAGGATGCAAGAGGTATGTTTATTGAGGGTGATCTAGTTGAGTTTATTGGAGAACAGTCAATTACCTGTGAACACGTTAACTGGTCAGATTTAACAATATCACCTGCTAGATGTTGGCAGGATGTAAAATGGATTGCATTTAGGCATTTATTATCTAGGCAGGATTTAGTTGATTACTATGGATCGCAGGGTGAGCAGATACCCTTAACCTACAGATCAAGTGAAATGTCTGATTATCAGGATAATCCAGAACCAGATATGGCAGAGATATATGAGATTTGGGATAAAAGATCAGGTAAACAAATATTTGTGGCAACAAGTTTTGATGAGATATTAGAGGACTTTGACGATCCATACAATTTAGATGGTTTTTGGCCTATGCCAGAACCTTTATATGCAGTTTCCACTACCGACACTACTTTGCCTGTACCAGAGTTGTTTATCTACGAAGATCAGATATTTGAACTGGATTTGATTACACAAAGGATTGCAGCCCTAACAGAAGCCCTAAAAAGGCGAGGTGTATACGATGCTAGTTTTCAAGAACTGATTAGATTAGCTGATGCTGATGATAATGAGTTCATACCTGTTGATAATATGGCTATGTTACA